AAGAGTAATCAAAATAAATTCAGAAAATGGTTAGTTGGTTAAGCCGGGTTATTTGAGAAAACTGCCCGGTTTGTTTTTTTGATTAATTTTGAGTATCTTTGTTGTAATTAATTAATTATATGGGAGCACCGATCGGGAATCAAAATGCAATAGGAAATCAAGGCGGAAGACCACCATTTTATGAAACACCTGAAGAATTACAAGAAGCTATCGATAATTATTTTGAATTTGGTGCTCATAAAAAACAACATATTACTCAACTTGGGAATATTGTAGAAATACCTACTTATACTATTTGCGGACTTGCTTTATATCTTGGATTTTCAACTCGTAAATCATTAGTAGATTATTCAGAAAAGATTGAGTTTGTATCTATTATAAAAAAAGCAATGTCAAAAATTGAAATGATGTATGAGGAAAATTTACAAGGCTCTAATTGTACAGGTTCAATTTTTGCTCTTAAAAATATGGGTTGGCATGATAAAACAGAACATGACGTTACTTCAGGCGGCGAAAAATTAAGTATTGCACCTATAGAATGGGTAAATGGACAAGATAAGGATAAATGAAAAATATAAGCCTTTATATACTTCCAACGATTCTTTTGTTATAGTAACAGGTGGACGCGGTTCCGGTAAATCATTTGCAATATCCGATTTTGTTTGTAGATTAACTTACGAAGTAGGACAAAAGATTCTTTATAATCGTTATACTTTAAGTGCTGCTGAAATATCTATTATTCCTGAATATAAAGAAAAGATTGAATTATTAAATGCTCAAAATGATTTTAATACAATAGGCAATTCAATTATTAATAGTAAAACAGGAAGCGAAATTATTTTTAAAGGCATAAAAACAAGTTCAGGCAATCAGACGGCGAATTTAAAATCAATTAAAGATCCTACGACATGGATAATTGAAGAAGGTGAAGAAATTCCAGATTATCAAACATTTCAAAAAATAAGACGTTCTTTTAGAAAAAAGGGGATTAAAGTACGTGTTGTATTAATTTTGAATCCTTCATTTAAAACACATTGGATTTATGAAAAGTTTTTTAAAGCTAATGATATTCCCGAATATTTTAATGGCTCAAAGAATGGAATTACTTATATTCATACAACCTATTTAGATAATCTTGAGAATCTAAATGAAGATTTTATTGAAGATGCAAATCATACAAAAGAAACAAATCCTATCGAATATGAACATGAATTTTTAGGTAAATGGGGACAAGAAGCAATTGGAGCTTTATGGACAGAGAAAATTATTATTGAAACAAATGAAATTCCCGAATTTAAAAAGTTCGCAATTGCATTAGATCCCTCAGGTACAGGTAATGAAGATAGCGATGAATGTGGAATAATTGGAGGTGGATTAAGTATTGATGATAAAATTTATATAACTGTTGATGCTACTGGAATATATACACCCTTGAACTGGGCAAAAAAGGCTATATATTTACATGAAGAAAATGATAGCGATTGCATTGTAGCAGAAGTAAATCAAGGATGGGATATGGTTAAAACTATTATTCATCAAATAGAACCGCGTGTTTTAGTAAAGGATGTAGTTTCTTTTAAAGGTAAAGCATTAAGGGCGGCTCCTATAGTTTCATTATATGAGCAAGGATTTATAATTCACAAAGTAGGCCTTTCAAGATTAAAAAATGAACAATTAACATGGATTCCTGGTGATAAAAAATCACCTGGCAGGATAGATGCTTTAGTTCACCTTATTAATTATTTGAAACCACCAAAAGAAAAGAAGAACACATCAAAAATTTGGGCTTAATTATTTTTTATATATTTGTATTTTAAAACTTTCCTTATGGCAGATGCAAAGAATCAACTTCAAAAATTTCTATATGAATTTCAATTAGTAAATGGACTTAATCTTATTAATTTTGACAATCTCGAAAAGCTTATAGAAACAGGGTTTAACTCTAATCCTGATGTTTATTCAATAGTTACTTATCTTGCAAATCTTTATTTATCGGTGCCTAAAAAGCCTTTCCGAAAGATAGGAAATAAATTAGAAGAAATAACAGATCCAAATATTGTTGCAATAGTTAATAAAGCCAATAAAACAGAAACTTTAAAACAATTCGAAAGATTAAGATATACATTTTATCTCGTTACGGGAAATAGTTTTGTTTACGCTCCACGTTATTTAGTAGGAAATAATAAAGGCCAATTAACAGATATAGGGCGTATCGTTATGCCATCTCAATATACTGAGATCATTTCAGGTGGGTGGATGCAACCAATTAAGGGGTATATTATTAACTTTAATTTTACTACTCAAAATATTCCGGTTGAAGAAGTTATTCACATTAAAATGGTGAATTTAAAATATCTCAATGGTGATAATCTTTATGGTATGTCTCCTATTCGAACGGCTGCCTTAGTTATTCAGGCTCAAAATGGTGGTTATGAAGCAATGGCGTCAACTCTTAAAAGGGGGTTTCCATCTGGTATCTTGACGAGTGAAGACGAACAAGATACAACTGGAGAACAAGCATTAGAGAGAGCAAATATTCTTAAGAAGATATGGAAACGATTTTATGGAAAGGCTAAGAATTCAGGCGAGCCAATAATAACGACAGGTGCAAAAAGATGGATTGAAATGGGGTTTAAAAATTTTAAAGAGCTTCAAATTATTGAGAGTTCTCAACATGGCCTTAGAGTTCTTTGTAATATTTATCAATGCCCTTCTTTGATTCTTAATGATATTGCAGGTACGACTTTTAATAACCAAGGCGAAGTCAGAAAAGCAGTTTATACCAATCGAATTATACCAGATTGCGATATGTTTGACGAAGTTGACAATATTAATATTTGGTCAAACTATGGTTTTGAAGTATATTCAGATTATACAGGAATTCCAGAACTCCAGAAGAATAAAAAAGAAACTGCCGATATATTAAATGGTGCGCAGAATGCTGGTGCTCTTTTAACTGCTGGTGAAGTAAGAAAGGCTTTGGATATTGATATTCCAAAGAACCCGGTAATGGATGAGATATTTATTCCTATGGGCCGGCAGCCAATAAATCAGGTTTTAAATCCAGACGTCGAGACAACTTTAAAACAATTAGGAATTGAACATTATATTAAGTAAAATATTAAAATAACTTAATTTCATTTTTGTTTTTGCGGTAAGGTTGTTAATATTTTAAAGTAAAAAAATTAAAAAACTTTTAAATTGAAATGACAATTCAACAAATAGAACGCGTCCGAAATCCTTATTATCTTACTTTCGGCAAGGCATGGCAAACACTACTTTATAAACAATCAATTCCTTATATCAAAGCATTAGACGATCCACATTCTATCAGTTATCTTGAATCAATTCCTTTAGATATTAAAGACACGAGAGAACTTTTTTTAAAAACATGGATAGTAACGGGTCGAGATTTTGCCCGAATTTCTTATAAAGATAATCATAAAACAATTTCAACCCAGATAAGGACTAAAGATGCTGCTGAAGATTTTTTTGATAATTACATGTATAATTTTGCTGAAACTGAAGCCGGGATGCGAATAGTATCTATTGCTACAACAAATAAAGATGCTATGTTATCAGTAATTAGACAGGCATTATTAAAAGGAGAGCAGGAAGGATTAGGAGCCGTTGAAATGAGTAAATATGTTCAGGACGCATTAAAAGAACAAATGACTATAATTTCTCGTTATTCTGCTGAAAGAATTGCACGAACAGAAATAGTAGGAGCAAGTAACCGGGGGCAATTATTAGGAGCACAGACATTAGGATATAATATGAAAAAGACCTGGTTAATGGGGTTTAATGCTCGAACACCGGATAAGAATAATCCTTTTAATCATGCAATACATGAGACAGTAAATTTATATGATGATTTTTTAGAAACAGGAGAGCCGATGCAACACCCTGGTGATCCGAAAGGAAGTGCAGGAAATGTTATTAATTGTAATTGCAGTATGACGTTTGAAGTGTTATAATTTTATTTTATTAGGATCATATTTAATAGAGCCAAAAGAACTTCTATTCGGAACTTCTATAAATTCTCTTTGTTTTGAATCTTTGGTAGTTATTTCAACTAAATCTTTATT